AGAAGCTGCGATCGCTGCACCAGCGTTGCTATAAGTTTGTGCTACACCATATACGTTTGCCATGATATTTTCTCCTTAATCAAATAGTCCCGCTCCGGGACTGGCATTAATATTTATAATTTGAAGGAAAAAACTAACGGTTTAACCTATCAATCTGCTCGAAATGGAGTCCAGCGATCTCTGGGTACTAGTTTAATAGAATCTTTGCCGCTCACATAACCCTCTCCGCCGGGCTTACCACCTGTGGTGGCTGTGATATCGCCTTCGGCTTGGTCTAGTTCGCGGATGACTTCATTTTTAGCAGCCATGATTTCCGACACCAAAGAGAACAGATTGTCCAATACTCCGGGATTAGCATCACTATGTGCTTTAATCTTCGCAGCCTTGGCTGGGGTTTTTTGTACAAAATTTAAAAATGCTTGCGAATTGATATTATCTAATTGTTTGGCTTTGGCTTGATTATTAACGAAAGTATATATTTCATTTTGTAGATATCCCATGCCTGCCACAGGAGTGAGAAATTTGTTTATGGCTGTTTGATTTTTTGCCAATGCTGAAATTTTATCTAGATTATCTGCATTTACCGCAGGACGATGACTGACATAAGTCTGACCAAAAACTACTAGGTCAGCAGTTTTGCCGAATATATCTGGTTGGTCAAAGTCTTCTCCGCTTTTATCACCGAAGTAAGAAAATATTTTGTGTGCTGCCACAGAAATTTTAGCCTTGCCTAGACGTTGTCCTATAGGACTGGTAGCTTTTACGGCATAGGTAGTTTGATTAGGTGTGAAACTGATGTGCCCGTCTGCACCTTCGTAAGATTTGCCAGGATGGAATAAGATATCACCATAAACATATCCTCGAAAATCTTTAGGTGTAGCGGCTTCGAATACAGGCCACATAGCCGCCATATCTCCTGCAAATTTGGCACGCCATTCCTCGCCCTTGCCTCTACTTTGTATGAACTGTGATAGTTCTTCTGGATTAGACGATTTACCTTCTTCTCTGCCCCAATTATTCTTACCTACCATACGGAAGATCCCGTCTTCATCTCTACCCCAGTACACAGTGGGATTGCCGTCCCACTTAATAGAAATTTTTGTAGCAGGACTTGCTATATCTTTCAACACAGCTATAGCACGTTGAGCACCATTGGGTTCTGTGAATACTAAATCTTCTAAATGATTAAACTCGCGGCCTACTTTCTTTGGAGCAGGTGCTTCGTCTTCATTGACCGATTCGGTTTTCTTACGGCCAGCACAATGCGCTTTCTGGCTGAAACCTTTAGGGCTGGCACAGTTGATAGAGCGTTTATATTTTTGGCTCCACTTCTCGGTGATTATTTCAAATGCTCTCATTTAACTATATCTATGATCCTACGCATCCAACCTATGCTGCCGGGCTGATAACTTTCTAATGCTTCGTTCTTTGGCAATTCGATTCCTGAACGACCTAGTGTTTCACGTGCGGCCGCTACTAGTTCTTCATAGTTAGGTAATTTTCTAATATAGGCTATGATAGTTTCTACTGAACGAATATCTTTAACCGTAGCTGTTTGACCTAGCAATTGTTTAGCGATAGTATTCCAATCATCTCCGCCTGGAACAGTTTCATCTGTTTCTGCGTTCATCAAACCGAACTTGGGCGAATACTTCATGCCACGGGCACGAGCTATGGAACTTAATAATATATGACGATGCTCTCCGCGGAAAGGACTGTCTGCACCGCCACCTAACATCGATCCCTGTTGAAACTTTGGATTGGCAGAAAACATGAAATCTGTCTGGGCGAAACCGTTGGCAGGGTCTCCGTTAATGGGTGTTTTTAGATGTACATTGTCGCCTGATAATTTAACACTGTCTTTGCCAAATATAGATCTAAGTCTGTCAGCGAATTCTGCTTTGTTGATTTCGTTGGCATCTACAGAAAGATCTAGATCTCCGCTGTCTGCCTTACGACCGGTGGTACCTAGCCACTTAATCGGAACACCTTCCTCGTCTTTATCTATTGAAAAGTCAATGTCGGTTTCTTTTTCTAGATAAGATATAGTGGTAAGAATTTCTGACCTAGTTATTCGTCTAGTCAGGGGTTGTTTATCAGGGCCTTTGAATACATTTCCGCCCTCTGAAATTATATTAATCATCTTGTTCAAAGCTCTTTTTAGGTCTATGAGATTCTACGATTTTACGAATGCCTCTACTAAATTTAGCAGTATCCTGGCCGCGTATGGCATTTATAAAACGGCGCTCTAATTCATCTGCCTGCTCGGGAGTATAATGCTTGTGAATACTTTCTAACAGATTGATAGCAGAATTTATTATATTAATTGCACGGCTTTCAAACAGTTGATCTTTGTTTCGTACTTCTGCCAGTTCGTTTAATTCTTGCAGTATAGAGCGTGTTCTAAGCTTCATGGAAATCCCAAGTTATTATATATTTAACTCAAATTACATATAGTTTACAATATATTGCAAACTGAGTCAAACTGTCAAAAATTGTGCATCACAGCGACTCTCAGTATAAATACTTACATACACACAGGAGACAGTAATGTTCAAAAAAATAGTAGCGGCGATATGGGATTTTCTTTGTGCATTTGGAGAAGCTAGATACGCTGCAGAATTAGCCCGTAGAGGTAAATGGCAAGAAGCGCAAGATATCTATCGCAAGATATCCTAATTTAATCATGTTGGGTCTTGATTTTTATCCTGCAGGGATATATAATAATACATACACATACACACAAGGAGGAGTTATGTTTTCACCCGTATTTTACATCGAATCGTTCCAGAACACTAAAAAGATCGTAGCCGATCAAATTTTTAAAGATGCTGCCCTAAACAAAGCGGCACACGCATATATCGATGCACAAACACAATTCGCCAAGATGGCTGTGAACAACACCATCGACATGGCTAAGTATTCTGTGGAATCAGTTAGTAAACACTGGTTTCCAAAGAAGGACAGCGTCGCCTAAAGACGCAGGACATACACACACAAGGAGAAAATTATGTCAAATAATCAATTATTCACAGCACCAGAAATGAAAGCACCCGAAGTTAAATTCAACAAAAATGGCTATGAGATCCGCACAGAGATCTTGGAAATGGCCAAAGACATCGTTGGACAAGAGTTCAGCTATAAATGGCAAGGTTGGGAAATGAGCGCGAAACGTGATGAGAAAAGCGGTACTATCATTACAACAGTGGGTATGCCTGAGTTCCCAGGTTTAGATAAAGTACTAGAGACCGCCGAAAAAATGTATTCTTTCGTTAACAACGGCGTGAAGAAATAATTTAGGGGCATAGCCCATTTATATGATTATAAGCCCCCGAAAGGGGGCTTTCCATTATTCAACGACTGTTCTGAGATCGTTATAGACTTTTACAATTTCTAACGATGCAGGATCGCTACGTCGATCTGCAGGTAAAGGCATGTTCTGCCATTCATCTTCTGTAATATCTGTGACTATCATCAAGTTATAGGGATGTCCGTCTGATCCGTACAGCGTGATAGTTTCTAAGCCTACTGCTCCATCTGCAGCCTGTTCTAGTTTCTTAGCCAGGGCTCTTAGTCCTCTGCGCTCTGCTACGATATAACCTGTACCGTTAGGTTCTTTGTGCGGATATAGATGTACTCTGCTCATTGTTTTCATTTTACATGTCTCACTTGATCTAGATTAAACTTCTTGTGTTTATATACTGTAACATATTCTGTATTATTTTTGTAGCCCAGTTTGCCTGTACCCCAAAGTATAGGATAGTCGTGGAATGATATTGCATGTGGTACTACTACATCCAGGTATCTACCATTGCCTGTGCCTAATGTGACGAAAGTTATGTACTCTTTGGGTTTTGATTTGAACACTCGATAGTTAGCCACTAATCCACAGAACTCAACAGCGCCAGGCTTGCGTATCTCTTGACATACAGGAATAAAGTTTGGAGAGTGCCAATGACCGTTACGTATTAGATCATCTACTTCACCGCCTTCCCCTATGGATGGCACCGCGCCTGCCAGTTTGGCTTCTTGATGATAGACCCAACGAGCATAGGATCCTTGGCAGTGTTTCAGTGCTGCTTGCCAAAATCTTTCTGGGTTGTGTGCTTTCTGATAGGCCAATGCCCAGATCAATCTACCTAGGTTTATGGCGTGTGCTCTACAAAGTCCGAAGTGGCTAAGCTCTTTGAGTGCGGCGAATACATCATCCTTCCTGGGATGATCACCTACCAGTTCCATAAACTCAAACATCTTTTCTTCATTCTTCTTAGCGAATGCTCTGCGCCACATATCTGCTGTGTATTGATCGCAGCCCAGTATCTCTGAGATAAGTTCTATGGCATCATCTTCAAATACGATAGTTTCATCAAAGTTATCTTTGGACCAGTCCTGGAAGAACGATGCTTTCCTACGACCCATGGTAGCCACAGGACGTATCAGTGCTGTGCCTAGCACACAGTCAGCACGACTCTTAGGACGGATGGCACGGAACAGTCTCTTCATCGCCGGCGACTCTGCCTGTGTGACTCCTAGTACATCACCACGGCTTAGTAGTTCTGCGGTGGCTTCATCTTCTTCAGGATAGTCTAGTAGATCACGCTGTTCTATTTCCCACAGCTGGCTCAGTCCACGATTGGCTAGTATGTCTATCTTAAAATGTTCTAGATCCTCTATCTCATATTTGTCTAGCAGGATCTGATTATCACCGTTGATTAGACTCTTAGGCACTGAACGATCAAAGATAAGTATGCCGCCACAGTGTTTCGATATACAACGTTTCTTACCCAATAGTTTGTTAGCCAGTCGCTGTGCTTCCTCTACGAAACTCTTATCGATGACTTCTTCTAGTTTGAAGTTGCGTTTCAGCGTACCTTTGGCACCATAACGTTTGGCTGCTTCTCTCAATGCAGATTTTTCTTTGTAGGTCACATAGTTTGACACACGAGCTGATTGTCCTGGCCAATGTCGGAATATACGATTCATCACTGTTTCCTGCTGCCAATGCGGAAAGTCTAAGTCTATATCAGGTAAGTCGTCACGCTTGGGATTCATAAAGCGTGATAAAGGTATTCTTTCTTGTATAGGATCTACATCTGATATGCCTAACAGCCAACAGATAAGACTGCTGCCTGCTGATCCTCTAGTTATGTGGGGGATGTCTCGAGTGAGATTCAGTATCTCTACTACTCGTAGAAAGTGTTTGGCGAAACCTAGTCGTGCTATGATTTCTAGTTCTTCTGCTAGCCTATCTGCGTATGCTTGGCCTTGGGGTACGTCTCGAACAAACTTGCCTACCAGTGTTTCTAGTTCTTTGTATCTTGCTTCCATATCTGCCTCTCGTTGCCTTAGGCAGATATTTATTGTGGAAACTTATGTAGTCTGGCGTATTTTGGCTAAATTAAAAAACTGTAGGATTCTAATATACATCCATCCTATATCAAACTCCCACCAACGCTTGCTGAATTTAGGGTTGGAGCCATCTGCGTGATGCCCGTTGTGTAATTCTTCACCGCCAATCAAAAAAGCCCAAGGCCAAAGATTTCTGCTGGTGTCTGCGGTGTTGGTAATTCGATAACCCCACCAATGAGCAGCACCGTTGATCACGCCGGCCGCAAAGAATGGTATCCATATCATCTGGATACCCCACACAATCAGTCCCCACGGTCCAAAGAGCAATAGATCTATGATCAACATCGAAAGAATACCCGAGCGACTGTGTGTGGAGTAAACATTACGTTCGAGCCAGTCATCGGGAGTGCCTACTCCCAGTTTTTCAACCATGATACGATCTTTGCTGGCTTTATAATATAAGAATGCTCCACCGAACAGCACACGCCATATACCATAATACTTAGGCGAATGTGGATCTTGTTCTGTGTCCGCGGCCTGATGATGTTTACGATGTATGGCCACCCATTCTTTTGTCACCATCCCTGTGGTCAGCCAAAGCCAGAATCTCATAAAGTGATTTACCGCTGGATGGAAACTAACCGACCTGTGTGTCTGGGATCTGTGTAGATACAAAGTCACGCAGGCTATGGTGATTTGCACCATCACCAAGGTGTAAATTATTATTATCATAGTTTTATGTAGCGGTGTATACCGTTGAGATATACACCACTATTATCAATGAAACTGTTCTTCTTCAGTTGAACCTTTTAGAGCCTGTGTAGAAGCATCTTTTTCTACAGTGGTAGTTAACAAGTCAAAATAACCTGTGCCTACTTCCCTTTGATGTTTGACTGCTTCGAACCCGCGATCTGCTGCTGCGAATTCTTTCTCTTGTAGTTCCACAAACGCAGGCATTCCATCCCTAGCATAGCCATAAGCCATATCAAACATATGATAGTTAAGATTATGAAACCCAGCGAGAGTGATGAACTGGAATTTGTAACCCATTGCTCCCAACTCACGTTGGAAACGGCTAATTGTGCTTGCATCTAGATTCTTCCTCCAATTAAAACTGGGTGAGCAGTTATAGGCTAACATTTTACCCGGATGGTGTTTGTGGACTCGTTCTGCAAATTCTCTTGCGAAATCAAGATCGGGTTTCCCTGTTTCACACCATACAAGGTCGGCATAGTTTGCGTAAGCGACTGCTCTGCTGACGGCTTGCTCGAGTCCGTTTCTGGTTCTATAGAAACCTTCCACAGTTCTTTCACCAGTAAGAAAAGGAACGTCATTAGGATCAATATCGCTAGTGATAAGGTTACCGGCCTCGGCATCAGTTCGTGCGATAACAAGAGTAGGCACGCCCATAACATCAGCAGCGAGACGAGCGGCAACAAGTTTATTGACTGCTTCACGGGTTGGTACAAGAACTTTTCCTCCCATATGACCACACTTCTTGGCACTGGCCAGTTGGTCTTCAAAATGCACACCTGCGGCACCTGCCTCAATCATGTCCTTCATTAGTTCGTAGGCGTTGAGCACACCTCCGAATCCTGCTTCTGCATCTGCTACGATCGGTGCGTAGAAGTCCTTTTCGCTGCCTTCACTCCACAGTATTTGATCTGCTCGAGCAAATGCGTTGTTAATCCTGCGTACAACTGCTGGCACTGAATCTGCCGGATACAAACTTTGATCAGGATACATATCTCCGGCTAGATTAGCATCTGCGGCCACTTGCCATCCGCTTAAATATATAGCCTTTAATCCTGCTTTGACCTGTTGCAGGGCCTGCATGCCTGTAAGGGCACCTAAGGTGTGTACGTAATCTTCTTCTAGAAGCATACGCCATAATTTCTTTGATTGATCAACAGCAAAATGATTTGGGTAAGTCTTTGAGCCTTGTAAGCGAACGACTTCCTCTGCTGTATAGGGTCTTTTGATTCCAGTCCAACGAGGATTAAGGGTCCAATCCTGTTGAATAGCCTGCTGTCTCTGTGTACGTTTATCCATTTGGATACCTCCGATCTGTTAGGTATTTAGTGCAGAGCAACAAAGTCTTATACAGGACTTGACAGTGTCATAAACTGAGTGTATAATTACAGTATGAAAAAAATCATTTTAACAGACGCGGACGGAGTTTTACTGGACTGGGAATATGCGTTCTCAGTATGGATGGAACAGCACGGGTTTCGGACTGTAGAGGATTCTCAGTTCAAATATGACATAGGCAAACGCTATGACATAGACAAAGAACAGGCCAAAAAACTTATAAAGATCTTTAATGAATCTGCACACATGGGATTCTTACCACCTCTACGTGATGCTATGTTCTATGTGAAAAGACTGCACGAAGAACACGGCTTTACCTTCCATTGTATAACATCAATGAGCGCAGACGAAAACGCACAGGAACTGCGTAAGATGAATCTTGCCAAATTATTTGGCAAGACTGTGTTCAGCAAAATCATCATCTTAAACACAGGTGCAGACAAAGACGAAGTGCTAGAAAAATATCGTGATAAAGGCTATTACTGGATCGAGGACAAAATTACCAATGCAGAAGTAGGACATACGGTAGGTTTGAAATCATTGATCATGGAACATGGACATAACATGGATTACGATAACCCATTAATTCCTAGAGTAAAAAATTGGAAAGAAATCTACGATATAATCGTAGGTTAAACGACTTCTACTAGATTGTCTCGAAATATCTGCCAGCAGCGATCCCAGGTCCACTTTTGGCTGGCAGTGACCACGCGATCTCTATCGTAGTCTAGGCAGATCTCCACAGCATCTGCGAGGCATGGGCCCATGTAGCCAGTGATGCCTGGTTCCAATATGTCTCTGGGTCCAGGAACATGATAAGCAGCCACGGGTGTGCCTACTGCCAGACTTTCTATTATAACTACGCCGAATGTATCAGTCTTTGAAGGGAAAACGAACACATCTGCGTTGGCATAGTATTCAGCCAGAGCCCTACCAGTCTTGACGCCTACGAAATTGACATCAGGATATTTTTTCTCCAGTTGTGCTCTATAAGGTCCATCGCCTACTACTATCTTGCGTGTACCTGGTATCTTTAACTGGCAGAAATCATCCAGACCTTTTTCTTTGCTGACACGGCCCACATTCAGCAGGATCTTCTCGTCATCAGTCCTATTCCTTAGGCTGGGATCAAATATTCCGCGATCAACACCGCGGGTCCAGGCATGGATGTCTCCACCAAAGCCGTGCGCTCGTAGATCGTTGACCATGGTATCTGTGGTTGTGAGCACACGACCTGAATGCTTGTGGAACCAGCGTACATAGGCATAAGTGGCGAATTCTGGAATGCCGTATATTTTTTTTATGAATTCAGGAAACTTAGTGTGGTAACTAGTATTGTAACGATAGCCGCGTTGGTCAAGATAAAGTCTAGCACACAGACCAATAGGACCTTCCGTGGCGAGGTGTATATGATCCGGAGCCAGCGCCTCAATCTTCTTG